GCACGCCTCTGCAGTCGCTACTGCAGCCGGTGCAGGCGGTGGTGGTGCAGGTGGTGGTCTTCTCAGCGGCGTAGGCGGCTGGCAGGGCCTCCTGAGCATGGGTCTCGGAATGTTCTCCCAAGGCGGAATGGCGACGGACCCTGTGGAACGTCTTAACATGCGGGAGACGAATCGCATGTTTGATGCAGGACTGTTCGCCGAAGGTGGCATGGCTGGTCACGCAATGTCGCACACGTCCGCGCCTGCAGCGTCTTTCCGTAGTGCACCACACTATTCCGCAGGGACCTCGAACACGTCTGGCATCCCCGCCGTACTGCACCCGAACGAGGCGGTTATCCCGCTGTCCAAGGGACGGAAAATCCCCGTCGACATGGGAGAGAACGCAGGCGGCAGCAGCAAGACCGTCATGCAGACGTTCAACATCAGCACGCCGGATGCAGACAGCTTCCGTCGCTCGCAGAAGCAGATCGCAGCAGACGGCGCTAACGCCGCCCAGAGAGCACTATCGTCTAACCGCTAACGCGGTTGACACCAACCCTTCAATACCGTAGGACAGAGTGATGATTGGTTTCCATGAAGTCCGGTTCCCCGAGGACGTAAGTTGGGGAAGTCGTGGTGGGCCTGAGTTCAAAACTCAGGTCTTCACGTCCCATCGTGGATACGAGAAACGCAACATCGACTGGTCGCAGCCGATGATGTCTTTTGATGCGTCCTACGGCATCAAGACAGATGCCCAAATCATTGAGGTGCTGAGTTTCTTCAATGCCCGTCAGGGCAGGCTCTATGGGTTCCGGTACAAGAACTGGTCGAACTACCAGATTCTCTCTGGCCCGATTACAACCGGTGATGGGGTGTCTCGCCGTCTCGCCATTTACAAGTTCTACGGTTTCCCCGGAAACCAGTTCTACAAGCGGCTGCGTAAGATCGTCCGTGGATCAGTAACAGGTGTATCAATCGGTGATACACCGTTGACGGAGGGCGTTGACTTCCGGATCGACTATGACTCTGGTGAGATTGCCTTGAATACTCCCGCCGGTTACGGCGTTCCGGTGTTTGCCCAGACGTTGGAATTCGACGAGCCTGTCCACTTCGAAGACGACAGCATGCAGAACGTGATTGAGCAGTGGAACAACAACAGCCTGAGCAGCTTGGACCTGATGGGCATCCGTGGCGAATATACAACAGGTACAGTTTTTTCTCCAGACTTGGTAGAGAAGGGCAAAGTCGATCCACTTTACCCCCAGACATCCCTGTTGCTGAATTTTGACGGAACGGATACAACAACCACAAAAGACTACTCTCGCCTGAACAACACCGTGACGTTCAACGGGACGGCGGGGGTGACGTCTTCCACCTACCGAGACGGCAGCGGTGCCTTCATCGCGGGATCGTCTGGGTATGCATCTATACCGAGTGAACCATTTCTCCTTCCACTTATCCGCAGTTTCTTCACCCTTGAGTTGTATGCACAGCGCCCGACTACCGGGGAAACATATCAACCTATGGTGGCAGTATGGGTCGAGGTGACAAATGACCGGGCATGGATGCTGCGGTATAACAGCGGAACGAAGCGGATTGAATACCTCGCATCCACTAACGGCACAACCGAGAGGGTGATTCTATCCTACCCTTGGGACACCACTCCGGGTTTTTTCGACCACATATCCGTTGACCGTCTGTCCGGGGGGTGGTATATTCTTCGCATCAATGGTAAGGTTAAGAGGGTATCTCAAGATGTTCTTGGGATAAATTCTTCCACGGACACCCCCCTTACAATCGGTGGGATGTCTCTGTATGATGCAGGAGAAGGACCATTCCAGAGCGCCATCGATTCCGTCCGAATAACAATGGGTGCTTCGAGATACGACACCTTTTCTGACAACGACATTCCTGCCCCATTTGGGGTCAACTGATGAGAGTTAAGCATGCCTGAAATTCTTCTTTGTGGTTCCGAAGGTGAGCCATTTCTGTTCGAGAACACGCTGGACAACTTCGGTCAGTCCACCAAGCGGCGTGGCTCTGTGACTCTTTCTGGTTCCGATCAGATGTTCAAGCAGTTCGATGCCCCCGTGAGCAACATGTGGGTGCATGCCCGTCTTGCCCCTAGGGACTTCGTTATTACAGGAACGACGCGGGGGACGATGATCCAGATCAGTTCGGCAGACGGGGGACTGGCACGCATCTACAGTTCCAACAACAGTTCGAACCCCATCAATTTCCGCTATGATGTAGCTTCGGACAACGCAGGAACATTCACGGAAGGAGATTCGTTTCCTCACGCCATTGACAACCTATTCGAATACGACATCAATGTGACCATATCCACAACCACCGTGGCCAACGACACATTGACTGTATCGTTCTACCGGGCATCCGTTCTGCGAACCCGAGAAACAATTGTTGGAGGACCCTTCTCCCTTCCAGACCGTGTTCTTTTTGCACCACGTACAACGAATGTGGACGAAGGAGAAATCAGTTATCAAGACATCATCGTGACCGACAACGTACCTACCGTGGGCATGGAACTGGCGACTCTTGTCCCAGACGCTGTGGGCAATTACAGTGAGTTTTCCGGGACATACGCGGACATCATCTCTGAGGGTTACGACTCAGCCGACGTTATCACAACTGCGACCATTGATCAGCGGGAAAGCTGGACCTATGCCACCCCCGGATTCACCATCGGCGAGAAGGTTCTGTACGGCGTCGCTGTCACCATGGTAGCGCAGACCGACGTAGGCGGAAACGTGAACGATTTCGAGTCGTTCTTTCGGATCGGTGCCACGGATTATGACGGTGGCGGAGTTGGGGCAGATAATATCGCTCCTGCAGGATACACCACGTTCTTCACAACCAACCCATCCACATCCGCGCCTTGGGAGCTTGCAGAACTGAGCACCCTTGAAACCGGCATTCACTCGATATAAATCATGGCAGATGTATTTTCCCGAGAATACGGTGTCATATCCCGTAACAGCGATGTGGTACCCAAGTCTTACGCCCTGATCACCAACCCAGCGGTCAGCCGCAAGGCAATCGCGTATGCCATCCTGCAGTCGTTCTTCCCTCCGTACGCAGAACTGACAATCGACCAGACGTTTTCTGAGACTCAATTCCCGACGAGCGTGTCCTATGGGTCCTCCGGTGGTCCGGGTTTCAAGACCTCGATATTCTCTGTAGACTCCGGGATGATCCACGCCAACGCTGAGTGGGATCGGCTGCGGGCGCGGTACACCGTGGACTTTGAATCGTGCCCGCGCGCCGACATTGACCGGGTCGAGGATTTCTTCTACGCAATGCGCGGTATGGGGATTGGGTTTAGGTTCAAAGACTGGAACGATTACCAGATCGGTGACCAAAACATTCTCATTGGGGATGGGACAAGTACCTCTTTCCAGATGTTCAAGAGATATCGGTCAGGGGCTGATATATATGACAGGGTAATCAAAAAGCCAATTGCAGACACTGTAACCGGAATGACTCTGGACGGTGCTGCATTGACCAGAAACACGGACTACTATGTCAACTCCACCACAGGAATTTTGACTTTCCCGACACCGCCGGACATCGGTGCAGTTGGGCGGATAGGATACTGTGAGTTCGACGTTCCGGTTCGATTCGATACGGACACCATATCGGTTACCGCAGAAGAATTCAACCAGTACACCATCTCATCCCTAGACCTGATCGAAATACTCATATGAAGAATGTATCCCCAGAATTCAGAACGCACCTTGACAAGGATGTGACGGCCCTGTGCACCTGCTGGCAGATCACCCGAAAGGACGGTCTGGTGCTGCGATTCACAGATGCCGACTCCGATGTTATTCGGGACGGGGACACCTACCGTTCCATTGGTGCCTACAAGCGTTCGGCGATTGAGAGCACCGGGACGCTGTCCGTCGACAACCTCGAAATCGTTGGCATGGCCACCGATCTGGCCTTGCCTATCGACGAGCTACGCGCAGGCGCATATGATAACGCGGAGGTTCTGGTATTCCTTACCTCTTGGATCGAAAATGTGGAAGGTATTGTAAAGCTCCGCAAGGGCTTCTTCGGCGAGGTGCAGGTGATCCCCAACGGGACCTTCACCGTCGAACTGAGAGGCCTGCTACAGCGCCTCTCACATACATACACAGACGTCTTCTCCGCCACATGCCGACACGACCTAGGCAATGCTGGATGTGGGATAGACATATCTCACCCCTTCGCTACGGAGGGGGCACACATCCCAGCCCCGTTCATTGACCCCGGTTTCGAGGATATTGGAGTTACAGGACTTCGCGGTTCTTACGGCTGGTATAACCCTGCGGGAACCGAAGAGCTTGTAAACGGGGCGGAGTCCTATTCTGGGACTTATTCAGCGTTCGGGAGCGATGAGGAGCAATACCTGATTCAGGATATGCGCCTATTCAGTCTGGGAGAAGATTTTCTGCAGCACGTCGACAATGGTAGCGTAACCTTCACCGGCTATGGCTGGCGCAAGGATTCTCCGGGCGGGCGCAGCCGGTTCCAGTTTAGGTTCTTGTCTTCCGAATCCGTCGAGCTTCGGGCAAATTCTGGATACTATGACCTCAACAACCAACCCATTACTGTTCCGGAAATAACCGAGGCAGGGGATTGGACGGTCGAGGCTTGGATACGCCCAAATAATCCCTTTACCTCCAATCCCGCGTTTGCAGGAGATACGACACAGGAACAACTATTCGGCTATACTTCCACAACAGACGATAAGTTTCGGGGACTTCGCCTACAGCATCAAGACAATGAAATCCGATACATTGTTCGTGATGATGGGGATGGGGCTTTCACAGCTCTCGTGGAGGGGCCATTCGTTCAATCCGCAAATGTGTGGGTGCATATCGCTGTCGTTCATTCCGGAACCGATATTCTGCTGTACGTCGATGGGGAACTTGTGGGTACCGGCGATGATCAGGGATACGGCGATCTGCATGTGGACACAATTAGCGGTTCCGGAATTGTATCTCTGGACGCGGATATCGATGAGGTCCGCGTGTGGACAGAGGCGCGGACTGGTGGACAAATCACGACCGGTCGATACCGGGATATCGAGACCGCATCGGCGTCTCTCGTGCTGTATTACCCGTTCGACGGGGACACGCTCGACTACGGTGTCGACGAGACCGGGTCCGTGTCCTCTTCTGGTGGAACACAGATAGACGGAATCACCCCCGTCAAGGTCTATTATCACGGGCCAACGACCGTCGCGCAAACACCCCTAGAAGACACCGGTGTGGAGTGGACTCTGGAATCAGTCGAAGATGTTGCAGTTCCGCCACACACCAGATACATCCGAATCGGATGGACCCACCTTGCGGATACGGGGATTGCAGAACTGAGTCGACTGGATGGCATGTTTGGGTGGTTTGAAGATTCTGAGAATACCGTTCCCATGCCCAATTTCAGTGTTGGGACTGATCCGGCAGTATGGACACGCGCAGGCATGGCAACATCGGCTGGCAGCACGCGCACGTTCACCGCGTTCATCGACGAGCCTCGCCAGAGCTTCGACGGGTGGTTTCAGAATGGTCTAGTTACCTTCTACAGCGGCAGAAACGCCGGGTCTTCTATGGAAGTGAAGAAGTGGACGGCAGCTACTGGAACAGTCGAGCTTTTTCTGTCCCTCCCATACCAGATCGAACCGGGGGACCTCTTTACCATTTACCCCGGATGTGATAAGACTAGGGTTGGGTGTGTTGCACTCTTCAATAACATAGCCAACTTCTTCGGAACCCCCGACGTTCCGGGTGAGGATGAGCTTCTCCGGTACCCTGACGCGAAAGACTGATCCATGACCACTCCCGATGAAATCGTCACCTATGCGAGAACGTGGATCGGTACTCGGTGGCGACATCAGGGGCGTACGGAAAGGGGGATCGACTGCGTTGGTCTTCTGGTTCGTACCATGCAGAACTTCCACATCCCGCATGAAGATGTGACAGGGTATCGAAGAGACCCCTCACCTGAATTCATCAAGCATCTACACGCTTGCACCACGCACGGGTCCGATCCTGTACACGGAGCCGTAGGCGTTTTCAACGACAGTATAATGCCATGCCACACGGGGATATTTGCCGTGGAAAATGGTATCGTAACTGTCATTCATTCTGAGGCTTTTCCCTCCGGTATATGCCACGAAGAGTTCTTCGAGGGACCCGGAAGTTGCCTTGCTCGAAATCTTGTGAGCGTCAGGCTCATCAAGGAGGTAGACTATGTCCTCGTCCCTAGGTAGACTAGCACTCGGCGTAGTCGGCGCTGTTGTCGGTGCGCCGTTTGGCCTGTCTGCTATCGGGTTCTCTCTCGGCTCCGCCATCGGTGGTGCCCTCTTTGCTCCTGAGGGACCAGAGCAGGAAGGACCGCGCCTAGGGGATACGAACGTCACGGCTTCGAGCCTCGGCAAGCCCATCCCAGAACACTACGGAGTAACACGGACCAACGGGAACATGATCTGGTCCGGAGGACTGCGCGAGAAGAAGAAGACCAAGCGGGAAGGTGGCGGTAAAGGTGGCGGCGGTGGTGGCACAAAAGTCACAAGCTACAAATATTACGCTTCCTTTGCTCTATGCATAGGTCGAGGACCAGCCGATACAGTTCGCAAGATATGGGCGGACGGTAAGCTGATCTATGATGGTACCGGGGGCAGCAATACAAAGAACGACAAATACAAGTGGCGTCTTCTTTCCGGTGC